CGCCACCAGGCTCGGTGTTTTCTGGCAGCGTCCGGACCTGACCCACAAGCACAATAACTGGATGTTCACCGGCGCTCCCAAACCAGCATTTCTCGAAGAGGCTTATTCGAAGGAGCACTGGCAGAAATATCGGAAGCTCTTCGTCGAACGTCAGAACTCCGGCTTCCCCGGAAGTGATCCGCTGCCAGAAAAGCGTGCCGCCTAAATGCGTGATCTCTTCTTCTATTGTCTCGGGCTGTTTACCATTCCTGGCCTGGTGGTGTTAGCGCTCATCATTCTGGGCTTTCGGGTAGCGTGGAAGGCTCAATCAGCGAAGCGCCCTTCCCAGCCGGCCGAGGCTCTCCAGCGTGTTGCAAGGGCGAAGGCCGACAGCATCGGCGTGCAATGAGCCCCGACAGCCGCATTCTGGTTCTCGGCCATCGCGGGCTTGTGGGGGGCGCGATTTTGCGGCGGCTAAGGGCGGATGGCTACTCGGACTTCGGGCGTAAGGGAAGCGAGAGTTTCGGGCAGTTGTCGGATTCCTGGGGCTTGGATCTGCGACGACGTGATGAAGTTGATCAGTTGTTTGAATACGACCGAATCGACTATGTGTTTCTGGCGGCCGCTCGCGTCGGCGGGATCAAAGCCAACTCCGAACGGCCAGCAGAGTTTATCTACGACAACCTGACCATTCAGTCGAATGTGATCGACGCGGCCTACCGCGCGGGTGTGAAGAAGCTCTGCTTCCTGGGATCCTCCTGCATCTACCCACGCCATGCCGATCAGCCGATCACCGAGGACGCCTTGCTGACCGGCCCGCTGGAACCGACGAACGAAGCTTACGCGATCGCTAAGATCGCCGGCGTCAAGATGTGCCAGGCGTATCGAAAGCAGTACGGGTTCAATGCTATCAGCCTCATGCCGACAAACCTGTACGGGCCGGGCGACCGCGACGACGATGACGGGCATGTGATCCCGAGCCTTATCCGGGGATTCCACGAGGCCAAGGAAGCGAATGCGCCATACGTTCAGATATGGGGAACCGGCCGGGCTCGTCGGGAATTCCTTCACGCCGATGATCTGGCAGATGCGGCTGTTTTCCTGATGGAAACTTATGATTCGCCGGAGCCAATCAATGTCGGAAGCGGCGATGAACTGACCATTGCGGACCTGGCGCAGATGATAGCTAATGTTGTGGGCTACACAGGCGGTATAGTGTTCAACGAAAGCATGCCAGACGGGACTCCGCGAAAGTTACTCGACTGCTCAAAGCTGCACCGCCTTGGATGGCATCGCAAGATCGGATTGCTCGATGGGCTACGGAGCACTTATGAAGCGTTCGCGGGAACCGTGGAGGCGCACGCGGCATGATGGATAGGCGTCGAATTTACCTTGAGGCTGCGAATCGGATGCGTAAATCGCTCGCCTCGCGCGAGAGCCTGGTAGTCATTTCCTACGCAGATCCAGCAATGACAGCCGTCGGCGTCACAGAGTCACGGCGGATGAGCGATACAGTGCGCCAGTATTACCGAGAATGTCTTGCAGAAATTGAGAGGGAGTATCCAGAAAAGGACAGATGAAGACAGCCTTCATCTCTGGAACCTCGGGACAAGATGGTTCGTACCTGGCCGAGCTGCTTCTCTCCAAAGGCTACCAGGTGCACGGTCTAAAGCGCCGATCCTCTTCGCTCGCAACCGGCCGCCTGGATCACATCTTCGAGCATGAACGGTTTCACCTGCACTACGGTGATCTGTGCGACGGAAGCAGCCTTACGCGGTTGCTCTATGAGATCCGGCCGGATGAAGTTTACAACCTGGCGGCCCAGTCGCACGTCCGGGTGAGCTTCGACATTCCGGAGTACACCGCAGACGCGACGGGCATGGGGGCGCTCAGGCTGTTCGAAGCTCTCCGGGCAGTCGGCAGCAAAGCGCGTATCTATCAGGCCTCGTCGAGCGAGATGTTCGGGAATGAGCCGGCGCCGCAGAACGAGCTGACACAATTCCGCCCGCGATCGCCCTACGGATGCGCCAAAGTCTTCGCTCACAACTGCGCGGTGAACTATCGCGAAAGCTACGGGATGCACATCTCCTGTGGGATCCTCTTCAATCATGAAAGCCCACGCCGCGGCGAGACGTTCGTCACCCGCAAGATCGCGATGGCCGCCGCGCGCATCCTGGCCGGCCCGCAGCAATCCCTAGCACTCGGCAATCTGGATGCCCGGCGAGACTGGGGCTTCGCTCCGGAATATGTCGAGGCCATGTGGCTCATGCTTCAGCAGGAGGAGCCCGGGGACTACGTCATCGGAACTGGAGAAACCCATTCGGTTCGTGATTTCGTCATGGCCGCATTTGATCACCTGGGGATGGACTGGCGCGACTACGTGACGCTCGATCCCCGCTACGAACGGCCCGCCGAAGTCAACGAACTGCAGGCCAATCCAGCAAAGGCTTGTGCTCTTCTCGGATGGCAGGCAAAAAGCTTCCTTCCGGATATTGTGCGGATCATGGTCGATGCGGAAGTCGCGGCGCTGAAGTCAATCGAGGTAGCAGCCTGATCAAGTTTTCGGTCCTCATCCCTTCCGTCCCGAGCCGGCGCTCGATGGCGCTGCATCTCTATGATGTGATCGCCGACCAGTCGAAGGACCTGCCGGTCGAGATATTGCTGCTTCTGGACAACAAACAGCGGAGCATCGGCAAGAAACGGGAAGCTCTGGTTCAGGTTGCGCGAGGCAGCTACCTGGCCTTCGTCGACGATGATGATGACGTAACCGAAAACTACATCGGGCAGATTCTGGAAGCGATCGAGCGACGCCCGGACGTGGTGGTTTTCGATTCCCTGTGCACGTTGGGAGACGGGCCGCATGTCCGCGTGAGGCACGGCCTGGAGTTTGAGAACGAGCAGTACAAGCCAGGCGGATTTACGCGCAAGCCATGGCACATTCACGCATGGCGCCGGGAGATCGCGCAGGCACACAACTTCCCCGATATCAGCTACGGCGAGGATTGGGGCTGGGTGCAAAAGCTTCTGATGGAACAGCGGACGCAAGCGCGCGCCGGATCCGCTCCGCTCTATCACTACCGATATTCGAGTCAAGTCAGCGAGGCAGCATGACGGCAACCCTGGGACAGATCGGATGGGCGGCGCTCTCTAGCTCGCTGACGGTCCAAACCAGCTATGAGATAGCGCGGGCTTGCATCGAGAAGCAGATCCCTGGTGACTTCGTCGAATGCGGGGTATTCGCCGGTGTCCAATGCGCAGCGATGGCGATAGCGGTCCTCGAGGCCGGAGTCGCGGACCGTAAGATTCATCTGTTTGATTCATTCGAAGGAATTCCAAAAGGCGGTGAGTTCGACAACGACCTGGAGCCGCTGGTCGGCCGCCGGACAGGATCCGGCAAAGAGCCTTCGGGTAAGAGCATCTGCTCACTGGCTCAAGTCCGCGAGTATATGGCGATCTGGGAGATCCCGGACTCGCTGCTGGTCTACCATCCCGGCTGGTTCCATGAAACGGTTCCTGCCGCTCAGGTCGATCGTATCGCCCTTCTGCGGCTCGATGGTGATCTTTATGATTCGACCAAGATTTGCCTGGAGCATCTCTATCCAAAGCTGGTGCCCGGCGGCTGGTGCGTGATCGATGACTTTGAATTGGACGGCTGCCGCAAGGCCGTCCTTGAGACTGTAAAGACTGGACCGATTTACTTCCGCAAATGACAACAGAAGCCCCAACCAAATTCAGTCAGTATGACGAAGAGCTGCACATCCTTGCTCACACTCCGGAGACCGGCACGTTTCTGGACATAGGGGCTTGGCACCCTAAGCAATTCTCGAACACCAGGGCGCTTTACGAAAAAGGCTGGCGCGGGGTCATGATCGAGCCTTCGCCGATCCCATTCGATTCGCTTCTCCGCGAGTATGGGAATGACGAGCGAATCACGCTGATCTGCGGAGCCGTGGGCCCGGAGCGATTGCTCGCCAAGATTCATGCCACCGCCGATGCCGTGAGCACAATGAGCGAGGGTGTTCACGACACCTGGAAGAATGCCGGCGGCTACTACGGAAGCTTCTATACGCCGATCATCACACTGCGAGAATTGTTCAACCAGTTCGGCGGCGCCTTCGAATTCGTGAACATCGATGCGGAAGGCCTGAGCGTCGATCTGTTGCACGCGATGCTGGAGATCGGACTGCGGCCGCAGTGCATTTGCTGCGAGCACGATGGGCGATTGACTGAAGTGATCCGCGCCAGCGCCGATAACGGCTACCGGATTGTTCACGAAAACGGGACGAACGCGATTTTGAGCTGGTAGCCAAGGGCATCATTCCGGCGCGCTGTACCCGATGGGAACTGGTATCCGACGTGGAGGACGTGGTTCGCATTCGCTCAGAAGTGCTGGCGTCAAGAGCGGAATTCGAGACAGTCGCCAAGCTTTTACTTGAGAACGAAGATGAAGCCAGACGCTTCGTTCGTGACGTGATTCTGAAATCTCCGTTCCTGCCGGATCATCCGCCGTTCACCGTAACCGACATCAAATGAATCGCCGGATCGTCGTCAATGTTTCAACCGGCGGATACACCTGGGGAGCGGAGCGTCTGCGCTCGGCCGTCAACCATCAGGGTGCCGGCGCGGAATGCATGTTCTGGCTGAACAGTCTGCCGGCGACGTGCCCGCCGCATTCAGTGAGCCCGTATGCATTCAAGGCGTATGCCCTGCGGGAAGCCGCGGATCAGGAAGAGCATTGCTCGATTCTATGGATTGACGCCTCAATCTATCCGATCCGGAACATGGCGCCGCTTTGGCAAAAGATCGAAGTCGATGGATATTACCTCTGCAACAACGGGTGGGTCAACGGCCAGTGGACGGCAGACAGTGCTTATGAGGATCTCGACATCAGCCGGGAAGACAACTGGAAGATTAAACACTGCGTTGCGGGAGTGATCGGGCTCGACACTCGCCATGCCGTGGCGACCTCGTTCCTAGAAGAGTATTACCGGCTTTCGCGGACCAAAGCCTTTGTTGGGCCGACTTGGAATAGCAATTTCCAGCGCAAGACGGAGCCTGGAGTCATCGAGTATCCCTATCGAGGATGGATGCGCTCCGGTCCGTGTGGGCCGCCCGACGTGATGGGGCATCGCCACGACCAGACGGCTGCGAGCGTCATCGCCTGGAAGCTCGGGATGGAGCTGACGGACGCACCTGCGTACTTCGCATACAAAACGGAGCAGCCGCCTGATCCCCGCACGATTCTTTACGCTGTCGGACCGGACGGAAACACGGAAGTTCATTGACACTCTACTCGCTTCGATACGGTTCGAGACTTGGAGCCCGTTGACCTGCGGACTCATAGGCCCAATGAACGAACTGGTAAACAGCAACACTATCGCCGCAATCGCCAAAGACTCTATATGCTTCAAGCAGCGTTTCGAGAAAACGCGAATCAAGTGACGGCTTCAGTGCAATTTCACGCTCGGTAATCTCTTCTTCCGTCATTCGCCCATTCTAAATGAAACTAATCGCCCTGATGGCCGCCCGCGACGAATCCTGGGTGATCGGACTCTCCCTCCGTGCGGCGCTCAAGTGGTGCGATGAAGTAATCGTCCTGGCACACTGCTGCACGGATGACACGATAAATATAGTCATAGACGCTGCCGAAGAGAAGCCAGGCCATGTGCATTTGATGGTCGAGGACAACCCCGTATGGGCGGAGATGCATCACCGTCAGGCGATGCTCGAAAAGGCCCGCCAGCTAGGGGCCACTCACATCGCCTATGTTGACGCAGACGAGGTGCTCACTGGGAACCTTCTGCCATTGGTCCGTCCTGAACTCGAAGAAATGCCGCCAGGCGGCTATTTGCGGCTTTCGCTCCCCTGCCTCTGGAGGTCGCTCTATCGCTATCGCACCGACGGGTTATTCGGAGACAAAGCCAGCACGATGGTGGCCTTCCGCGACGACGGAAAGGTCGGCTGGCAACCCGGTGAAGACGGCTATCAGTTCCATTCTCGCGAGCCACGCGGAGCAAAGCAGTTCTCACGCGCTGACCGCGGGATGGGCGGGGTCATGCATTTGCAGTTCGTAGACTGGCGCCGATTGATCAGTAAACACAAGCGGTACAAGCTTTTGGAACGCGTCATGTATCCGCAGAAGCCCGTCGCTGATATCGACAAACTATATTCTTACGCGCCGAACGAAACAGGTCTGCAAACCGCGGATGTGCCGGCGGAATGGTGGGAGCCTTATCGTGATCTCATCCGGCACGTCGACCTGAACCAAAAGCCCTGGCAGGAAGAAGACTGTGAGCGGATGCTCATGGAGCATGGCGCCGAATACTTCGAAGGTCTCGATCTGTTCTACAACCGCGAACAGGTGGCGGCTCAGTGAGGGCTGGCTCACTCCGGGATCGGTTGACGTTCACCCGGCCTCTCGATTCGAGCGAGACGACTCAGAATTCTTTCGGTGAGGATCAAGGATCAGCCGCCGCGGTCGGCACCTTTTGGGGCTTCGTGGAACCTATGTCGGGCCAGGAACTCGAAGTCATGCAGCAAAAATGGGCGCAGGCGAAATGGAAGATCAAGCTGCGCCACCAGCCGGGCATCACGTTCACTCGTAAGATGCTCGCAAGTTTCACCCCGCGCGGGGCCGCTTCTCCGCGCGTCCTCGACATTCTGGACGTGCAGGATCAACCCAATCTGCCACGTCCGGAAATCATCATGATCGCGCAGGATTTCAATGGCTAGATTTCGCGCCGGTGTTACGCTTCCTTCGATTCGCAAAGCCGGCGGCTTCTCTGTCGATGGACTGACCGAGGCCCGCCAGGCGATCGCCAATCTGCTAAGCGCAACCGACACGATACATCTCAAGCATACTTACATGAACGCCGCTGCTGTCGGTGCCGATGCGATCCGGTCAAACGCTCCGTACGCGGATACGCTACCGGATAGTCCGTCCTACCAAAAAGCCCATGAAGGCTGGTCGCATATCAGGGATGCCGTTTTCATCAGCGAAGGCGACGCCGGCAAGTCCAACGTGCTGCTGGGCGTGAATGCCCGCAAGGCTCCCCACGCTTATTGGTTTGAAATGGGAACCGTCAAGATGCAGGCGAAGCCCTTCATCCGGCCGTCCGTGCTCGGGGCCCGTCCGGAGATGGCGCGGATCATCGCGGATGGATTCAATCAGATCATCAAGGATCAAACCAGTTGACCGTAGAAGAGAAAGTGCAAGCAGTTCTGATCGCCGACGGTGGCGTGACGGCGCTGGTCTCAGCGAGCAGCATTAAGGTCGGCTTGGTCGGGCAAGCGCTTGCTCCGCCGTACATTTCTCATTTCCCCGTGGTGAACGATGAGAACCGCACGCATGAGGGCCGAGTGAAGCTGCAGGAATGGAAGTCCTATCAAGTCGACTGCGTCGCTATGAGTTATTCCGGGGCGAGGGCG